GCCAGCTTCAATGCTTCGTCTTTAGTCATGCTTGTCCTTCCAGTTGCTTTAAAGCAGCCTGTAACCCTGCCAAACCACCTACTCTTTGGTCTCCAATGAAGCACTGTGGCATTTGCTTGGCTTCTGGATAATTGGCCACAAAGTTGGCAAGTCTGTCACCAGTCTCAATGTCAATTTCTTTGTACTCAAGATTCAAAGACTGAAGTAGATTCTTGGCTGTCACGCAGTTTGGGCAGCCAGATTTTGTGTAGATGGTGATGTTCATAATTAACCCCTATAAAACGCAGAACAAATACACCACAAACCAAAACCTTGGTCTCCACCAATAAACCAACAACCAAGACAAATTAACAAATAATCTAAAATCATGCTTGCGTCCTCTCTCTGATGGCTTTAGCTAACAATTCTGATTTTCCAAAGTTTTTTATAATGTGACCCCTAACAGTAGGGTGTTGATACTGAACACCTTGTTCACACACCTTTGCACACGCCTCTCGCTCATGCTGTGCTACTAGTTTGGCAAAAATTTCAAGGTGAAAAAGCGCAGATGGATGAAGTGGCTTCCCATCGTCAATTGCGTATGCCTTGTTTGCTATTTCAATGATTTCATCTTTTGTCATAAAAAATAACTCCAAATCAGGTTGTAAACCCACACCCAAAAGACAGTCAAAACTAAAAATAGAGCGGAATAAGTTTTTTTATTGCTCATGGCTCATAGTTCTCCATGGAAGACTTGATTTCGTCGTGCACCGCCTTGCATCCTTGGATTTCTAAGTCTGCAAATTGCTCTTCAGACAGCAAACCCATGATGTCCATGCCTTCAAATGTCAGCTCGTCAATGTTCTCAGCGTATACGCCAGACTCATCCATCTCGTAAGACATGGTGGCCTTGACTACTACGCTACCTGCGCCTGTAGTGGCTTGAAAAGTGATGTGATATGTCATTTCTTAACTCCTGTTGATTGGTGATGTATGAAATATATCTTGAATTCTTGATTTTTATATAGGGATAAACCCTTACTCCAAATCTTCTTTGACCATGACCTCAACCATGCCGACAGTCCCATAGACTTTTGTGACATGAAGCGTCAGCACTTGGGTGTCATCCAGGTACACCACCTGATTCATGGCATCAAGGAAGCATTTAGCAATGTTGTCGATGTCTGGCTTCTTAATTGGCCTCTCAGAACCGCTTAAACAAGCCTCTGTGCGCTTTTTAGAGTAAGACTGAGGGATTGGCACTGTGATGTAGATGGCGACTGTTACAGGCGTTTCTAACAATTCATTGCTTCCCATGGCTTTCTTGGCCGCCTCTTTGATCAAATCCTCGTAATCACGGGTTTTGGTGGGTGAGTAGGTGGAGACAAAATTCCCCCGTCTTGCAAAGCGAGGACGTCCTTTGCCTACTGGGTTTCCTTCTACCAGGTAAGTAACCATAAATGTCATAGTAATTGCCCATCTCTCATGCGACCCATGTAGTCGCGGATTCTGTCTCTTGCTCCACGTCCGTAGATTCTTTCTGCACGCTCTAGTCGGGCACGAATGAGATCACGGTTCTTGCTTGTTTCCCAGTTACGAAAGAGTTCTCTGGCCTCTGCCATCTCCAAAACAACTCTGTCGCTTGGGTTTTCTAGATTACGTCTGCTGTAAGTCACCAGTAAGCTCCAGCGCCATATTGATTATTTTTTCAGGATAAGGCACGCCGTCTTTCACCTTATCAAGAATTCTCATTGCGTCTTTATGAGTCATTCAAAAGTCTCCATGCTGTTGCGGCGCAAAACGGGACTTGTCCATTTCCAATGGCTTTAAGTCTGTCCACCCTAGCGGCCACCCCATCAACCATTCGTAATGATTCGGGGTAATCTTCCCAAATGCTGTTGTCCAAGCCCTGCATCCAACGTGTTTCTGCATTGACTTTGCCAGAAAATTCGCCATTGTCGTTGGCGTATGCAAGTAACCAAAATCTTTCCCGAATGTGGTCAGCACCCATGTCTTTCGCTGATAAGGAAATTGCTTTGGTTTTGTAACCCATCGATTCACAGTCGTTTGCCGCTTGGTCAATTGCAACTCTGCTGACGTTTTCGGCAAAAACGTACCTGGGAGCGACATCTGCCAAGATTCTCCGCATCTCAGGCCAAAGGTCGTCTGCTGTATTTTTTCCAGCCGCTGCCGTGGAATAGGCTTGGCATGGAAACCCGCCAGATACAACGTCAACAATTCCTCGCCATGGTTTTCCGTCAAAGGTTTGTACGTCATCCCAAATCGGGAAAGGCGGGAGAAATCCGTCATTTTGTCGGGCGCACAATACGCTTGCTGGGTAGGCTTCCCATTCAACTGCACAGACTGTTCTCCAACCAAGGAGGTGTCCACCAAGTATTCCTCCACCAGCACCTGCGAAAAGAGCCAACTCATTTAGATTCTCCTTATTCATTGCATTTCCTTTAGACATAGGTTCTCCAAGGGTGGATAGATGGCTGTTTCTATCCTTCCCGCTCCAAGCATTCTGATACTTTTATTGACACTTATTAACATGAAATATAAAAAAGCCCCAAGTGCGCATGACGAGTTAATTCGCTTATACATTTGGCCTTGTTACCACCGATGAACCAAATGCTTTACCAGTCGCTTAACTAACGCTGGTCGGCAAACAGGGGGTGTACCTGATGTCGGTGTTTTCTTCCAAGCCATCCATGCAAATGCGCTGCTATCGTGTGGAGTACGGATGCAATGGATAGATATAAAAAAACCGCTTGCAACTACTCTCTGGTGGTAGTCTTTCCTAAGTTATCTCCTACTGGAACTTAGGGAAGACAGAGAGTATGTGCAAACGGTCTTAATTTTGTTACCTACCACAGCAACAATTTGATTCTACCTGATACTTGCTAGAACAAGTCAACTGGTTTTCGTAATTCTGCTAATTTTTTTCTAATTGCCTCTGGCATTGGTGTTGCTTTTTTGCGATCGGCTTCAATTTTTGCCAATGCAGGATCAATTGTTTGTTTTTCCTGAAAACCAAAGTTCTCTGGAATATCAGCGCCGTCCCATCTTTGTTGATTCAAATAAACAATAGGCGCGGGAATAAATGCACCATTGTCTTTGCGCCAGTCTGTTGTGGTTTTCATCCAAACAACATGCTTGATGATTTGATCTGCACAATGGTCATACAAACCCTTTTTCCATCGCTCGGCACATTTTGATTTGCCACCTTTACGAAACGATTTAGGCCATGCCGCCCAAAATTGTTCAAAATTATCCATTTTTAGGTCCTCTTTTTAAATTTCTAAATTTGGTCGTTGAATGCCCAATATGAAAAAATGCACAATGCGGACATTTATAAATTTGGAATGACCCATCTCTTTTTTTGCTGATGGTTGCTTCAGCAACAGTAAATGTCGGGAAAGGATGCTTACCCTCACACTGGATGGCCCGATCAAACTTGTCTGCTGTTTTCATCTCGTGCTTTCAACATTTCGTCTGCCCACTCATAAGCTGCCGCCGCTGTTTGCTGTTGCTTGGTCTTGACTTGCACATGGATCAATGCTTGCATAGCCTTAGCCGCAAAGTAGTCACGCAAGGTCATGCCTTGTTCTGTAGACATTGAATATGCGTCTTCGATTGGAAACGCAGGACCGCCTGTTTTTTTATCTGCCATTTGCGACCACCTTTGTTTTAGATGCAAAACTGGGATTTACTCCATAAATTCTACGAGCATGAGCGTACATGGCTTTGTACTCAGAACGTGTAAAGATTCCGTAAGTTGGAATGCCGCAAATCATTTTGACACCATGTTCGTCTTCTGGCTGCACATAACTGGTCAATGTGTATTGAGCAAGCCAACATCTATTGACTTTTATCTTGCTAGAAGTGATAAGCCCTTGCTTGCGTAAAGTTTGAGCAGTAGAAAGAACTGTAGCCCTAGTCATACCAGTTAAATTGCAGATATCTAAAGATGACAATGGGCCATCTTGTAAAGCTTTGAGTATTACTTCTTGAGTCATTGAAACATTCCTGAGATATTAATTTGTTTTTCTGTGTGCAGCTCTAATGCCCGAGCTAATAGGCCGACCATGGCGGCATCTCTGTCACCATGGTTTTTGTTGTAAGTTATAACCAAGTTGTAGGTGTAAGCCAGCAAAGCTTGGGCGCAGTCTTGTTCAGATTGTTCAATGTTCATGCGACAAGCCTAGCATGGAAAAATTTGATGTCTATAAGGGTTTGTCCTAATAGATTTGTCAAAAAAGCGTGGCAAAGTAGAGGCTCATTCAACAGGAGTTAATATGATAATTTTCAAAGGTAAACGAGTTGTCGACTTACAAGTCGATGGTGTAGATGGTAGGGATTACCCCGATTTCTCAGATGCGTATTTCAGTTATGGTTGCTATGAGGACGGCACAGAGCTCACAGACGAAGAGTTAAATGAGCTTACCGATTCTCATGGCGATATCGTCAACCAAATGGCATTTGATTCATCTCACTAAGGAATAGCAATGAATACCCAAGCACTGAAACACGTTCGTCAAATGTTTTTGACATATGATGCACCCCCACAAACAATTCGTAACTACCAGCGCCAATGGATTCGCTCTGTGCGTTATCTGGGCGACAACTGGTTATTGGCCAAGAAAGTAGAACGTCTTGAATCTCCAAGATCTAATTGATAAACAGGGTGATATCGTGAACAACTACATCATCGAATACAAAGAGCAATACGCTAACGAGCAATACTGCCCAT